AAGGCTTTATGCGCGATGTTTCTGATAGGTGGATGGTAGACAGCGGGTAACGGCTCCAGACGCTCTCAAACGTCTTTAGAAGCTCCTGAAGCCTTCTCGGATCGCTGTTGATAGCCGATGTGACCAAAATATTCACCCGGGCCTCCTGGTGCTTTGCCATCCCTGTTTCGCAAAGACCTGACCTTTGCCTTGATAGCTTGAGCCAGCAAAGTGATCCGGCAGGAAATAGTGCGAAGGATAGATCGTGATGTCACGGTACTTGTGCCTGTGGATTGTCTCTGTGAGTCTTGCTGGCCCCGTGAACTGCCATGCCATCCTGCCTTCCGGCTTGTCATCCAGCAAGTCTTGGATGATCTGACCGATCAACGGATGCTGTGGTGCTGCTCCTACGATACCGTTTGCGATGAGTCCTGGCCTTGCAATCTCATTCTCCCAGCAGGCAAAGACATCCGGTTGAAGTAACCAGTCCTCCAGAGGCTTGACGCACTCTGAATCCGCATCCATTGCAATCCCGCCAAACTCGTACAGGATCTCCCACCTCATGCAGTCTGCAACTCCACACAGTTCCCTGTCCCAGTAGTGCGCCATGTGTTCTGCAAGCCTCCATCCGCGATTGAGGCTCTTGTTGCTCCAGACTTGCACCTCGTAATCCGGGTTTATTTTGAGCCATGAATCTATCTCCTGCGGTTGAGGTTTGTCACCGACCCAGACGATGTGGATTAGCTTTGGAACCATAAAAAAATCCCCCTGCGATAGGGGGATAACGGGGGGGAGGAGAACCCCACCATTATCCCCGAATGATTAGTCTTTTACAAACAGCGGATATGTGTGCCGGATAGCTCCGAGTTTCCTCAACCTATCCGCCGAGAACTCTACCTTTTGAGTTCTTGGATAACCAGGGCTGACCCAATATCCGTTCTTGCTGAAGTGCGGGACATACATGATGTTTCGATACGTCCAAACTGTTTGTGCTTCTTTCATGCTACGTCCTTAATGAATACACCATTCGGCATCAGGAAACCTTTGCGATCCTTGATCTGGTGGTAAGCACCTTCCAGACACTCAACGATGTCCAGATTTGCCAGAGCGCAGAAGTTGATTAGGCAGACCATGACATCACCAACAGCGTCAGCGGTAAGAGCAATGTCTTTCTTTGCAAGACCGTCTGCAAGTTCACCCATCTCTGAGACTGCCTTCAGGAACTGAGCGTTTGCGGTTGAGTTTGGGATGATTTGCCGGTCACGGCTCCATTGAATGATTTTGCTGTGGAGTTCATCGAAAGACATTCTTTGCATGGTCACTCTCCAGAATCAGTTTGATGGTATTGGACAAGAGTCTCGATTCCGTTTGAATATCGACGAGCAGTTTGAGTGACTCTTGGCTGTTCTTTTCTTGGAGTTGGTTCCATAGACTCCCAGTGAGACGATGAATCTCTAGCCATCCTGCCACCCAATCCTGCTGATTCTCTGTCCCAGGTTTTTTTATTGAATCGGAAAGCTCTGCGTTCGTGTTGTTTGAATCCATTGTGTGCAACTTCCTTGTCGTTTGACATTGTTTCAATCAATTTTTTACGAAAGAAATCTACGTCTATATCCAACCAGTGGATATAGCTTTCGAGTCCTTCCCCCCACAGGAAGTCATGCGCTGTCATTGAATCCCATTGCATTGCCAAAGGGCTTTTTAACGGTTCCAAGCAAGCATCTTTGACAGCAAGTGTGATAACACTTGCAATCAGCATATTCTCTGGAATCCAATGACTTGGGTGGTCGTCTGTCTCAATCATCTTCTTGCTATGCCTCCATTTGGATCAATCGGTGTGAACATACTCATGTCAATGCTGTCATCGGGGATCTCGTAGCTGCCGAATTTCTCACCGCAGCCGAGGCACACTCTGCGCCTCCAGGTGAATCCGTAGCGGGTATCCATCCTCGTCTCTTTGACATCGCTTCCAGTACCCTTCGGACAGTTGCAATCGGTGCAATCAAGTCGTTTCATTCTTTTCCTTCAGCTTTGCTTCGATCAACTTAGCAAATCGCTCATGTCCTGCGCTCGCGCCACCAAACCAAACTTGTGCTGCGAGCTGCTCAACTTCCTCCTCCGTCAGCCCGACCCATTGGCGTTGCTTCAGGCGCTGGATCTCTGCCATATGCTCGCGCAGCGATTCCTGCGTTGCTTCGAGGAGCGACCAGTCACGTTCTGCTTGTTCGATGGCAACGCGGATGGCGGCGATGTCTTCATCAAGTCCGTAAAGATCTCCTTTGTCGTAACTTCTTACGTTCTCCAACGCCTCCAGCGCCTGCTTCATTGCTTCGATGGTCATTTCTTTAACTCCTCTATCGCTCTCCATGCCGGTCGCCACACCTCGCAATCGAGGCAAGTCGGGTCACCGCAATCTGGCTCGACATGAATGAGCAGCCTCTCGATGATCTTCGCCAACTGCCCGACGATATGCTCATGCTCCGTCACCGTCATGCACGGAATGCCGTCGATTACCCTCGTGAATTTTGGTTTCATCTCTCACCCCTTGCTTTCAAGTCTTTCGCCTCGTATGCCACATCAAGTGCCGCCTGCGTTTGTACGATCAATTCGCTGTCAACGTCAGGTCGCTGATTCAATTCGCGCTTGCGAACAATCAGGGCATAGATCACCTGATCCAATAGAGCGTCACTCAAATGCAGTACATGAGTCATCTCAATCCCCCAGCAACGCGCCAATGTTCGTTCTGTAGGTCGGCTCGACCAGCGCTCTGATCTCAGCAGGAATCTTCGGCAACGGGAACCAACCCACATACCAGTCATCTTTCCCGTCCCACCATCCTGTCGAGGCAATGCCTGCCTTGTTTAGCAGGAGAACCTTCGGGCCTGTGGGACAGTTCGCCATTGATCGGAACATCAGATCAGCGTCTGTGATTGCCTCCTGGTTGATCATGCTGCCTCCATGAACTCCGATTCGATACGCTCGATCTCTTTGTTCGTGAGCTTGCGCTCAAGCCACGGAGCAGGTCTGCCTCGCCGATCCATGATCGTGAACTCACCAACCTCTGCCCACCCGTAGTAGTCCCAGTCGCTTGCAGCCCTGCGGCTATACGATCCTTGGCTAACGTACACATCAGCCTCAACCAAACAAGGGATTCCAGCGATTCGTGTCTCGATAATCATTTCAAGCCCCCCTGCGGTTGAACAATGTTTGCGCGGTGTCTTTATCCATGTTTTTCTGAACATAGCGCCATGTGTATGACATACCGCCCTTGCAATGTGATGCGTAGTTTTCGCACAGTTTCCACACGCTGAAGGTGTTGCCATCTGTTCCAAAAGCGTACTTGATGCCGCGCTTGTTCGTCTTTGTTTCAATCAATTTTGTCATGTTCGCTGCTCCTGCTGTGTGTGTGTCGGCGGATGAATCATCCCACACTTTCTATCGTTTGTGTAAACTTTTTTGGAATATTTTTTAATCGTTCTTCCGATTCCGATAGAAGATTCCTAACGTGATAGTCATCGCACAACTGGCACAGGTAGATCAAACCGACAACGACATCCTGTGCTTCTCGATAATTGGGACAAGTTGCCTCTGTGCTTCTGGCTGACAATTTGCACCTCCGTCTGCTATGTGTTGGGCTAGGATGTCTGCAAGCCTGCTGTCTGTCCTGGCTCCTCTGCTGATCTCTAGGATTGCCTGTGCGCTCTTGGGGTACTTTGCCCAGTGGAGATAGTCGAACCCTTTAGTACGCATCTGAGATACAGCAGATTCAATGATCTCCCGGCCTGCTTCTGTGATATGCTTAGGTGGTGGAGGCAACGCAGGACGATGCTCCTCATGCCGAAACTGCTTACAAAGTTTCGTCCACTCAGCAAGATTTGGAGGCCAGTCCATCCCGCCTTCAGCAAGATGGTTCAGAACTGACTTTATGACATCAACATCAGTCCTGCGTAGCTGTTCCTCCCAGGCTTGCGCTGTAGCCTCCTGCTGCTCCGGAGTTCCGGCAAAGACTGACGCGACCTTCTGCTGTCCATAAAGTACCGTGAAACGCTGGATCAACCGATTGAAGTACGGATTCATACAACCTCCCAAGGGTCAGGACTGTTCAATGATGGTGGACGTTGATCTCTGCCAAGCAGAAAGTCCATCGTGCGCTCAACCTCAGACTTCTTGTCTGGCTTCACCCACTCAGACTTGAACCCCTGCCAGTTCCGCGCCACGCACTCCCTCAGCGCAGCATCCAGCGACCATCCGGCCTTCTGCGCCTCCCTCCTGATCGCGTCCAGCACAGTGTCGCTGACAGTCGCTTTCTTGAGCTTGCGATGCGCCAAGAAATCCGTCCAAGTCTGATCGGTCACTTCATCGGGCTTGGCAACTACAGGCGCACTTGTGCGCTTATTCTTTTCCTTTGGTTCTTGGTTATTGGTTCTTGGTTCTTGGTTCTTGGTTAGTTGAACGCTAGTTGAACTAGTGTTGAACACCTGTTCATCATCTGTTGAACTTGTGTTCTTCCTGCGTTCAGCAGATGCTTTGCCAGCCCTGCTTTTCTTCTCTTGATTGGCCCTGTAAGCCTCAATCTCCGCATCACAGCGCGAGTGGCTCCATGCTGCGTTTTCTAGCCTGAAGTACGAGACAAGAATCAGTTTGACGGTGCTTTCATCTGTACCAAGCTGGAAAGCAAGAGACTGGATGTCATCCGGCAAGGGTCGCTCCCTGTCGTAATACATCCAGATCAGGCGTAGGTAGGCCATTGACTGAGCATCTGTCAGCCTAGCCGTAGCCTTGATGAAGTCACCAATGTGGTGAGGGTAGTAATGCACGAACAATCCCCATCGGTGGACAGCCCCAGGGTGAGAATTCCGAGGCGGGCCACACTGACGTGTAGAGATACGGGCCTGAGACCGTCCCCGATGGAGACTGCTTCATGCCCACCTTATGCGCTTCTCACGGCGCTCCCCTATGCTACTCAACAGGAAAGAATGCGTCAACAGTTATCGGCGCAACAGTACGCAACTCAGCCAGGATCAGCCCTGCAAGCTGCCTGTGCTCTGCCTGTGTTGTCGGATCTAGCCTCTGCTTGAGGTAGTGGATCCATGACCGGAGTGTCCCGTTCATGTACATCCTGCTGCTGGTCAACCCCTCCGGCAACAGCACTCTCGCTTGCTCTTTGGCAATGCCTTGCTTCATGGCCTCGGCATACAGCCTGTCAGTCTCTTTGATCACCCAGGACTGCACTTGATCCCACCACTTTGCAAGCTCTTGATCGACATTTGGGATGCTGTTCTGCCTGTTCAGGTGATCCTGCATCCTTGCCTGTCTCGGTTGTGGATGCTCAAGCAAGTGTGCGCTTGCATACCTCTGCGAGAACTCTTGGAAGCTGAATGATCTGTGCCGCAGGATCTGCCGACCAATGTCTCTGGTCGTCTCAATCTCCATGCAGACGTTAGCCATCTCAAACGGAGACACATGACCGTGTTCCATCAGGTAGCGAAGAAGCCCTGTCTTGCCGGATGATTGATTCTCAGGATTGCTGACTCGCGCGATGTACAGGATCTGCTGGTCGATGTCTGGTGTTGACCATTGGATTTTTGCTTTCATTTCAAAACCACCAATCCATCCTCAAACAACACAAGCATTGTCTTGCGCCATGCCGCCTCCCAGAGTTCTTTCCGCTCCTGGTAGCTAAGTTTCGACCCTTGGTCGATCCCAGCATGACATCCGACACACAGCGCGGCAGAGTAGACGTCATGCGCCTTCATCCCCATGCCCTTTCCGTACTCTGTCCAGTTCGCGTGAGCAGCCTGGGTCTCACCTTCCCGTCCACACAACTGGCAAGGCAGACTAGCGACTGCTCGCAGAAGAGCCTTGTTTCTGTACATCAAAATAACTCCTGTTGACCAGATGGTTTGTGTTTTGCTATAGGCTGAACGGCATCAATCCTTAATGCCATTATTTCCGGATGTTCTGCTCTTGATGAATGATTTCGAGCAACATTGGTTGAATCAGCAGATGCAAGTGGCCAATCAGTTTGTCCTAGCATCCTCAAACCATGCAACCAAGGCATGAAACGTCTTTTGCATAAAACATCAAACACTTCATCCATTCGTCTCCTCCAAGCAGAACCACCTACGTTCCAAAACAACCCAGAAGAACCTAAACAAACTTTCGGCCATTCATCTACAAGCTCAAGAAGATAATCAATTGGAAGCCCAAGATGCCAAACTGGAGCAGATAATTCTTTTGGGTAAACCCAATTCTTCAGTCCGTTCTTTTGCTGCTCAAGTGTTCCGTCAATGACGTCAGGAACAATTGCCCAGTGTGGATGCTGAAGAACTGGATCAAGCCAATCTATGTAATCCTGTTCTCTTACAGGCTTTCCTTTTGTGAATGCGCTGAAAGCTCCATTGTCAAACATAATTGATTGACCAATTTTTAGACAAACTTTCAAGTCTTGCGGGTGGGCATGAGAGACACAAAAGTGTCTCCCTACCATCTCAATTAACTTATGCCTTGGTGTGATTGGCGTTCCGTGATAGTGGATCATTTAACACCCATGCCCAAATAGCGCCACCAGAAACCTTGGCAGCAAATTGCAACAAGACAATCATAGGCATCAAGCCACCGAATGCGATAGTAGGGAAAACCATACTATCAACCAATGCCCCTGCTGTGTTAGATCCGTTTGATTTAATCATCCAAGACTTGTGTTTTAGCTTTTGATAAACAAAAGCATCAACCAACCCGGACAATATAAATGCGATGACTGATGCCAAGGCTATTTTTCCAGCAGCAGGGTTTAGAACATAAGAAATCGCTCCAGCTACAACAATCAATGAAATCATCTTTGACCACAGGTTGTTTTTCCATTTTTCATGGAGTTTGTCTCTTAAAGACAAATCAAGTCCAATCAATAAAAATGCATTTATTGGACTAACCCAAGGCCCGAAATACGCAACGCTTAAGTTAGCGATTACTAACGCACAGATGTAAATTGCCACCATTTCATGATCTCCTGTTGAAGTTCCTCTCGACCTGACATACCGCGAGCTTTTTCGACCTGCTCTAGGTATCCTTTTCTGGATGCTTTCGGCCTCGACAGCACCCACTTTGCCTCGCAATACAGCCTGTACTCCCTGCTGTGCAAGCCTACGGTTGATCCGTCTGGTAGATGCTTGGCAATCGCGTTATCGTGTCTCTCTCCACACGCATAGCACGTAATTCGTCCGTCCACACCAGACCCCTCTCTGTCGCCCATGCAATCACCCTTTCGACATAGTCCGAGAATGCCGCGGTCGTCATCCCCGTCGTGGTCGGCTCCTGCTCGATGATGTTTCCGTTTGGAAGCTCGATCACCCGGCCATTGAGAAACAGGGTCTTGAAGTAGCAATGCCAAGTCTCTGCGCTGTACTCTGACCCAGGTTTGATTTGCTCTGCAACCTCATGCAGCACAGCCCAATAGAGTGCATTCTGAGCCGTTGTTCTGTTGGGTTTAGAGATAGACACCACCCAACCAAGTTTAGAGGCTTGTACGGCCTCTATAGCCTGTTTACGGGCATTGTCGTTGACCAGCGGAATGATCACAGTTCCACCTCCTTCAGCTTCCAGCGATTGCCTTCTTTGTACCAACCATGCAGGATCACTCTCCAACCCGATCTCAGCATCTCAGGGTAGGCTTCGGCTTCCTCGATCTTGTGTCGTCTGGCAGACAGATTGGACTTGCTGGTTACTTGGATCGCTAGAGTCTCCCTGTTGCCAATCGCCAGCAGGTCGATACAGCCCCAGAGGTCATGCTTCCTCTTTGTGAATGCGTTGTAATGCTCGACAGTCGCAACCAGATAGCCAAGCTCAACGAGGTGAGCCTTACTTCTTGCTGTCAGATTTGTCATTCGCACAGTCCATATATAGATGAGCAAGCCGGGCCTTCTTCCATTCGCAGGAAGTCGTATTGCTTGCCGCCTCTGCTGGTTTTAGACCATTCGACAACAGCGTAAATGCTTGCAACACTAATGTCCGTGCCTGCTGCAAACGTACTGCTTCCTCGTTTGCTTGCTGCACTA